TGTACGGATGAGCGCGGAGATGCTGGTGTGGTTGGACAGTTTGGCGAAGTCGGAGGGTCGTAGCCGGAGCAATTTAGTGCAGAGAATACTGGAGCAGGCTAGTGCGAAGGGTATGGAGGCAAAGTGCGGGTAATGTTTCTGGTCAATGTAGGATAGAGAGATGGCGAGAAAATCACAGGTCACTCCCGCACCCAACATGCTCGATGGAGTAGACCTGACGGGGTACAAGCCGGGGAAGCCGGAGACCATCAAGCCGGAGGTCATCGAGGCGGTTGGAGCCAAGATTCGGGAGAGTATGCGGCTGGCGTTCCTCAAGATGAACAGGGCGCAGATTCCGTTTATCCGAATCAAGAACAACAGAGGACGAACGCCGCGAACTAGACTGTTTACATCTGGCAATCAAACTGGAAAAACTAGCGTGGGGGTAGCTGAGGATATTGCTCATGCGATGGGGTTTAGGCCGTGGCTGACAAAGGATGATCCCGACTACAAGATCAATGTAAGAGTCCCGAATAACGGGATTTTCGGCTGCGAAGTTGCGGGTCAGATGTTGACGCAGCGGGTGGAACCGGAGTTTATGAAACTGATCCCAAAATACTGTGGGATAGAGACTTCTAAGTATTCCGATGGTTCAATCAAAAGCATCTACCTTACCAACGACTTCAACGGGAAGCCCTGCGGGTCTACGATTCACTTCCGGTCGTATGTGCAGCCTGCGGATACCTGGGAAGGTGTGATTTCGGACTGGGTTCACTTCGATGAGCCTCCTCCAAAGGAGATATTGACTGCCTGCCTGCGTGGTCTGATGAGTACCAATGGCCCGTGGTGGGCCACCATGACTCCGTTGAAAGAGGCGTATATCTACGACCTTATCTTCCTCAAGGCATTCAATATGGGCGGGGACGATCAGGAGATTGCAGTGTTCTACGGTTCGACCTGGGACAACTGCCAGGACTGGTGCCGTGACTGTGATGTAACGGTTCCTGAAAACGACCCTGAGAGGCTAGAACCTGGACAGGAGAGGCCGGTAGACAACTGCCCTAGATGTGGCCGTGTCATGGGTTTCCTTCCCCGCGCCGGTATCGAGAACTATCTCAAGAAGATCACCGATCCAGATGAGCGTGAGGCCAGAGAAGAGGGCAAGTGGAAGCATCTCAGCGGTATGGTCTACAAGGAACTCTCCCGTGAGAAACATCTCTACGAGGACTTTCAGATACCGAAGGACTGGATGCGGATTGAAGTGCTCGATCCCCATGATGCTAGACCCTGCTGCTGGCTGTTCGGAGCAGTCAGCCCGGAGGAAATCGTCATCAATGGCAAGACCGCCAACAGAATCTACTGGTATACCTACCTTCGACCGAGCGGAAACATCGAGTCGATCTGCCGTCAGGTCAGAGTAAAGAGGGCAGAACACAACTACAAAGAACCTGCCATGCTGATTATCGACGTGAAGTTCGCGTCTGCGGAGAAGCCCCTGCATGGCGAGGTCTATGCGTCGTGGGAGGAGGAGTTGGAGAAGGCGGGGATGAAGCATATCGTTCACTCCTGCTCTGCCCCAGGCGATGTGGCACTCGGTCACAAGAGGGTCAAAGAGTACCTGCAACCCCACTATTCGGCTATGAAGGACAAGAGCTTCCCCGGCATGTTGTTTGCTAGACAAGGAACCAGTGGAGATGGTGGGCCGTGGCAGCACATGAGCAATTACTCATGGAAAGAGGGCACAGACAAGCCGGAAGAGGCGTACAAGGACTTCTGCGATTGTGTGAGGTATGCTTGCTTAGAACAACCTGTCTACCGCAAGCCGGAGCCGGAGATCGATGAGGAGTTGGCAAGGAAGCTTATGGCCATCAACAATCAGGAGAAAACGGAGAATCCTCTGTTCTATGGCATGACGATTCGCTGACGTGATATTCTTTCTTACGGAGGTAGAGACATCGCACCGATCATACCCTTTATTCCTCTGATTGCAGCCGGTGTTGGGGCTGCTGCGACTGGAGTTGCGATTGCTGAACAGCCTTCCGCCCCTTCTGCCCCTAATACAACAAATACTGATGCGAAGGCTCTTGCCGATGCAGCACAAGCACAGGCTCTAGCCTTGCAGAGACGCAGAGGCATGGCGGCAACCACCCTGACCTCTCCGTTGGGCGTACAATCCCCCGCACAGACTCAGAAGGCTACACTGGGATGAAGAAACGGGTAAGCAAAACGGTGAAGACAGAGGAACAGCAGGAAGCGCGTAAAAAGATGATTGCCAAAGCAATCGAGTATCTGAGGAAAACCTGATGGCTTATCCGATTCTTGGATCATCGAGCAACTACCCCGCCGCCGAAGGATACTCTCCCTCCAAACTTGGTAGCCGAACAGAGGACGAGAAGGCAAAGGATTGCACCAAGTACCTGTTGATATTGGCCCAGCAGAGAATCTACTGGGAGCCGATGATCGACAACATCATCCGGTTTGTGAACCACGGACGGCGCGGGATTTGGGACAAAGACCTCTGGCCTGGACAACAGACGGGAATGGAGATATTTGCCGACACTGCCATGCTTGCCCGCAACCAGTTGGTAGATGGAATGGTAGGCAACATCGTTCCCCGCAACCTGCAATGGTTTGGGCTGGAGTTGCCGGGGAAGTTCAACTTTCCTAGAACCAGCGGGATGAGAGCGTGGAATGGTCAGAGGGCAGACACTTATCCACAGGTGCAGAAGTGGCTTCAGGAAACCTCGGAAGTCATGTACTCGGCCTTCAATCGCAGCAATTTCTACGATGTAATCCCTGAGTTCATCTCAGATGGGGCAACCTGCGGAACGGCGCATCTCGTTGTGGAAGAGGACATGGAGCAGGCATCTATCAACTTTGTGGTGCCTCACTTCCGCGAGTGCTTTATCGCAACCAACCAGTATGGACGTGTAGACACCAACTACCGCGTCTACAAGATGACGCTGCGCCAGATTGCGCAGAAGTTTGGTTGGGAGAAGGTCAAAAAGATTGAGCCAAACTTCGAGAAAGACTATGAATCGAACATGCAGGCAGAGCGCGAAGTCCTTCATGCTGTCTATCCACGTGAGGACTATGAGCCGTGGCGTATCGACGCGAAGAGTAAGAAGTGGGCCTCGATGTGGGTCTACCGCAAAGGTGGAAAGGTTCTGACTGTCTCCGGCTCAGTCGCTTCTCTGGCTGGCAATGAGGAGCAGGTTGCCTCGGAGGGCGGATACGATTCCATGCCTACAATCACATGGCGATGGAGAACAAACTCCGATGAAATCTATGGAAGAGGCCCAGCGCATGATGCCTGGGTTTCCATCGCTCTCGACAATCAGATGGGTAGAACCAACTTAGTAACGGCCCAGAAATCAGCCGAACCTCCTTTGGCGGCATTCTCAGATTTGAGGGGTGCGATTCAGAGAGGGCCGAACGGAATTACCTACATTGAGAGAAATAGGGCACATACCATGCAGGAGAGTATGCCCCAGGCTCTCTATACGGGAGTGCAGAACCTTCCCTTCAACGTGGAGTTTCAGGATCGCATCAAGTCCACCATCAACTCCTACTTCCATACCGATGTCTTCATGATGATGTCGAAGCTGGCGCAGGGGAAAGACACTTCCCGCATGGTGACAGAGCAGATCAATGAGTTGCAGGGAGAGAAGGCCGCAATTCTCGGAACCAGGGTGGGGAACCTTCAGTCGGAGGCATTTGATCCCTTGATCGAAAGGGTCTACTCGATTGAGGCTGCAGCTGGCCGGATACCGACCCCCCCGGACATTCTTCTCAACTCTGTTCATGGCCCGGTTGTGGTGCAGTATCTAGGCCCACTCTCGCAGGCACAGACGCGATTGACCACCATGAGAAGCATGTCAACCCTTATTCAGACCGTATCGCAATTGGCTCAGGTAGACCCCAGCATCGTCCATGCGATCAATGCTCCTTATATGCTGCGTGTCTCCCGCGATGCCCTGAATGCGCCGGTTGACTGCATCTATGACGAGAAGACCTTTGCTGAAATTGTGAAGCGGTTGAACCAGCAGGCACAGCAGGAACAGGTAGCGCAGAATGTACCGAAACTGGCGAAGGCCGCTGCATCGCTGGCAAAATCTCCTGAATCGGGAAGCATCCTGCAACATTTGATGGGCGGAGAACAGAATGCCGGAGCAGCCTAAAACTCCCGAAGAGGAGATGCAACAACGCTACCGGAACGTCTTTGGCAGCATGGAGGGAAAGATTGTACTTGGAGATATTTTGAGTCTGGGTCACTTTGGCGATCCTCTGAATCCGTCTGACCCTGTAGCAGTAGCAGAGTACAATGCTGCTATTATGATTGCAAGACTGGCGGGAGCGTTTGACCCGCTTTATCGAGAGCTTGGAATGACGAAGGACAAAGGAGAATGAGATGGCTGTAAACGCAGCATACGACAACGTGTTATGGCCGGGTGGGGATGGCCTTCGTGTTCCCCAGGAACGAAGTGGGTTCAAGCCAACCTCCTCGCAAACAGGGCCGTCGCTTCAGACCTATGGGGAAGTTGACCTGGGAGCCATCGCCACAAGCCCCTATAACCTGAACACGCAGCAGGCTGGAGCGTCTTTGATTACCGTGACCCCCAGTGTTGCCCTGAACATCGTTCTTCCCGTGTGTCAGCCAGGGCAGAAGACGCTTGTGCAGAACAACAGCACTGCAAACTCGATCCAGGTCAGCGTCAGCGGCAACACGGCTAACAGCGCGACGGTTGGAACGAGTTCTGTTGCCCTTGTGGTGCAGACTGGAACCAACGGCGGTGTGACTCTGGTTACTGGAACCTAATGGCGGAGCACATCCCCAACTCGGTGCGGGTGCGCGTTTGTCTTGCGCCCCGCTCTCAGCCCTTTGATGAGGCGATGGATTCGCTGAATCTGGCAATCCTCCACGCGCAAAAGGCTGGATTCAGTGTCCTGCTGGAGAAGGTGCGCCGTGGATGCCCTGGATTTCAGAATGCAGGGCCAACATTGAACCACTTTATTAGGAATGGGGATACGCACCTATTCATCGCTGCCGATGATGTGATCTTTCCTCTTGATGCCATCGTTCGTCTAGTGGAGGACGACAAGGATATTGTCAGTGGAATCTACCGCAAGAACATGGTTTTTGAACTGTCTCCGGCAAACTATGTCGATACCTGGCAGGAGTTTGAGGATAAATATAGAGCGGGTGGTCTGTACGAGACTAAGTTCGCAGCCTGCCACTCCCTAACCGTCAAGAGGCATGTCATCGAGAAGATGATGGAGGATTATCCTGAGTTAGCCTACGAGCAGGGAGACGAGAAGCACTATGCTCTCTTTATCCCCATGATCCATGAGGGAAAGTGTTATCAGGATGACTGGGCGTTTTCCATCCGGGCACAGCAGAGCGGGTTCAAACTTTGGGACGATTACAACTGCAAGTTGAAGCACTACTGCTATGAGTTTATGGGGTTTGAGGCTCTGGACGCGAAAATTGCACAGGAGGCGAAGGATGGCAACTAGCGGTGGAAAAGGAAGTGGCAAGGGAGCCTCACCAGCCGCCCTCGGACGGGATGATGAGCAGACTAAGATGAGGGCCAACTTTACCGTATGGGCTGCAAAGCGGAAGACCCCTTATCCAAAGTCTAATATGCCTCCTTCAAGGGTCATCTTCAAGAAGGTTTCGTAGTGTGTGGTATGATTTCTGTGAATCGAGGTAGTATCAATGCCTGAAGAAGCAAACGCAACGGGAACATCAACACCGCCTGGATGGGTCGCTGGTTTGCCTGATCCTCTCAAGTCGAATGAAGCCATCACGAAGTTCAAGACAGTCGGAGAGTTTGCCAACGACTATCTTGCAGTTTCCACGAAGGCCAGTGAGCTTGAGAAGAAGATGGGAGACTACATACCCAAACTGCCGCAGGATGCGACCGATGAGGAGCGCAGTCTGTATCTGGACGCTTTAGGCCGACCCAAACAGCCCAGTGAGTACAAATTTGAAGGCGAAGACAAGAATGCCCCTGAGTGGAACGACTCCGTTAAGAAGGCATTTCATTCTGCCGGACTGACTGCATCACAGGCCGATCAAATCGGAAAGTGGTGGAACGGTCAGATGAAGCAGATGGTGGAAGCGCATAACACCACCATCAAGAATGAGATGGCCGCTGCCGAGACGAAGTTGAAAAGCGAATGGGGTAACAAGTTCGATACCAACATGGAACTGGCCAAGCGCATGTGGAACACCCACGGCGAGGGAGATTTCGACAAGGCTTTCGATGCGGCAACAAGCCCGCAGAAGATTGGATTCATCAAGGCTCTTGTCAAGTTTGCATCCCTTACCGGCGAGGACAAATCTCCGCAGTCGGCACAGCGTCCTACGGTCAACGGTGTTGACAATCCGTATCCGAAGTCCAATATGCCAGCAGCGAGGAGTGTGTCCTGGGTGGCCCCCCAAAGCTGATAGGAAGGATTGATTATGGCCGACGTATCGCAACTTCCGTGGACTACATTTGGCGACATTGTGCAGAACTATGCAACGCTGGATGCCCGATCCCCCTGGGTCAACGTGGCCCGCGTTCTCGACCGGACAACCCCGCTGCTCAGGGTCTTGCCGATGATCCCGTCCAATCAGGTGATGTCGAATATCGCCACCCGAACGGACTCTCTTCCTGTGGCCTCGACGCGCCGCTGGAACGCCTTCACGCTTCCCACCGCCTCCAAGAACACCCCGTTGAACGATGGCATTATGAACCTCGAAGACTACTCCGAGGTTGACAAGCAGCTATGCGCAATCCAGAACGATCCGACCGCATGGCGCATGGATCAGGATGCCAACCACATCGAGGGAATCCGTCAGAAGGCTGAATCGACCTTCTGGTATGGCAATCTCTCGCAAGACCCTGGTTCGATCAATGGACTCGCAACACGGTTCAACAACCTCGAATCCTACCCCAACGGCGATCAGTCGTGGCAACCGAATGTTCTCAGCAACGGTGCTACCACTGGCCCGGTCACAAGCATCTGGCTGGTCGAGTTTGGCCCGCAGAAGGTCTACGGAATCTATCCTCCCAACATGCCGGGTGGGTTGATGGTCGAAGACCTCGGTGAAGTGACGAAGCAGGGTGCAACGGCAACCACAGCCGGAGGCCCGGTGCAGAACGGGTACATGCAGATGTACCTGACTCACCTTCACTGGATGTTTGGATTGCAGATTGCCGATGAACGGTGCGTCCAGCGCATCGCCAACGTCAATCCGACTGTACTGTCCTCGCCGGGAGACTTCGACGAGAACGTGCTGATCGACGCAATCAACTTCCTGCCTGGTCGCGGCGATGCCCCCGGAACCGTCATCTTCGTCAACCGCGCTATTGCAGCGCAGATTGACATTCGCTCGGTATCGCAGAAACTCAACGCGTACTACACACAAGACCCGACTGACGGCAATGTGTGGGGCCGCAGAGTCACCCGATTCCAGGGAATCCCAATCCTACTGGCCGAGAAACTGGTCAACACCGAAACGCTTGTGAGCTAAGGAGAAAACCATGCCACAGTCTGACGCGCTCGTTTATTTTCATGGCACTGGTACTACGACAGGGCCGGTAACATCCACCGCCAATGTCTCCTCCTCTGGCTCTCAAGCCGGAACGGTGCTCACCATCACAGGTTCTCCCACTACTGGACAGTTTCAGGTTGGCCAGAGTGTCAGCATCGTTGGTGGTTTGGCCAATACCTTCATCACTGCGCTTGGTTCCGGCAGTGGAACGGCGGGCACCTATACGGTCAGCACGTCCTCCACGGTCGCATCCTACGCATCCGTCACGGCTCTGCCAAACACTCTGGGAGATGCCATCGGGACTGCCAGCGGATACTCCAATGTCGAAATCGACTTCGGAGCACCCAACAGCGGAGGCGTTTTCCCGAATATCGTTCAGTTCCCGTCCCTCACCGAGAAGGGCTACACCTTCCCTCCTGAAGTGGTTGGGTTTGGCGGGGTCGATTCGGGAGTCCACATCATCGTCACAGGTTATGTGAACAACCTGACCAGCATCAACTTCGAGGTCTGCACATCGGCAGCGACCAATGCGACCTACAACTCAACCGGAAATCCAATCGCTTCTCGCAGTCTGACCCTCGCGCAGTTGCAGGTAGTCGGGGCGCACTACTTCATCCCCGTCCCTGGATCGGCAATTCTGGAGTTCCTGCGTGTCTACATGGCACTCACGGGAACTGCGGCAACTGCCGGAACTGCTGTCATGTGGTTTGGGCCGCGAGTTGGAGGAGAGCAGTAATGATCGTTGAAGCCCTTTGCCTGAATGACGCGTGGGACAGTGTACGCTGTTTCTACTATGAGAAGGGAAGAACCTATCCCATCGACACCGAAAGCGAGATTGCCCGTATGACGGTGCGTCCCATGTCGTCAGGCAAGGTCGATCAGAAGACGGGAGAGATTGTAGCGGCAAAAGTCAGCCGCCCTTCTCTCCCTGTTTTCCAGTTTGACCGTGCCGCTCCTCTGGGGGCAACCGGAAATGGTGTTCCGAGCGATTACACCTGCGACGATTGCGGGAAGAAGTGCAAGTCTCTCAACGAGCTTGGAACCCACACCCGCAGCAAGCATCCCAAGCAGCCTCTTGTCGATGAGACGGAAGAGGAGGCTGTGGTACGGACGGTGTGTACCTGCAAGCAGTGTGACCCTCACCAGACGTTCAATTCTCGGTCTGAATTGATGAAGCATCGGGGAGAAGTTCACAAGGCAAATTTCTTCAAAAAGGGATTCGGTCAGCAAGAGGGCGCGGTCACACAGGCCGCGTAAGCGGAGGGTGACGTGCCTTACTCGCAAGTATCCATCTCAAATCTCGCGCTCAATCGCATTGGTGCGCGTGGTCAGATCACCAGCATCAATGACAACAGCCCCAATGCTGTGAAGGTGTTGAACGTCTGGGACGCTGTGTTCCAGGAGGTATTATCGGAGCGCGATTGGCGCTTCGCTAAAACACGCGTTCAACTGCAACTGAGCAACATCACTCCGCTCTACACCTACAGGTACGCATGGGCATTGCCTACTGACCTTCTTCGGTTTGTTCGTCCCATGCGCAAGCCTCCAAGCCGACACGACTACTGGTGGGGATGGGGGCCGGAAGGAACAGGCTGGTATAACCGGCAAGACCCTCCGTTCTGGCCGTTTGACACTGATTACAAAATAGAGACTCTGACGGCGGGATGGACATCTCCCCTCACCAATCCCCCGACTCCCTTTCCAGGGCCGTTTCCATCGGGCCGGTATGCCATCACAAACTATGGTGGATGTCAGGTTCCGGCCATGATTACCTACATCCAACTCATCACCGACTACAGCCAGTTGATGCCTGGATTTGTGAATTGCCTCGCAAACCGGCTTGCGATGGAGTTGTCTATCGGAGTGACGGAGGACAAACAGAAGTTCCAGATGATGCAGGAGATGTATAAGGAGAGCTTGAACTCTGCCGAAGCGCAGAATGAATGCCTTGATTTCAGTTGGGACGAGGACGGAAGTACCTCTTGGGAAGATGCAGGACGTTGGGTGAGAGGATACCGGTAGGAACTATGCCTCCTAAACTCTACACGGTCAGGAACGCACTGAACTCTGGGGAAATTTCGGAGCTAATCGCGTTCCGCGAGGACATTTCCAAGTACAGTTCTTCCTGTCTGACTCTGGAAAACTCGATTGCTCTAGTGGAGGGTGGTGCAAAGAAGATGCCGGGAACCTACTTCGCTGGCACTACAGAGAATGGCGGCTCGATGTTTACTGGTTCCATCGCAACAACCGTTCTTACGGTTACAGCGATCAATTATGGGGTATTGCAGGTAGGGCAGACAATCGTTGGCCCCGGAGTCACAACAGGAACTACGATCACAGCGTTTGGCAGTGGTACGGGTAGCGCGGGAAGTTATGCAATCAGCACATCGCAGACATTATCCAGTGAGCAGATGCAGACGGCCAGTAGTGGGAAGAGCCGTCTAGTCCCCTTTCAGTTCTCGACCGCACAGGGTGCGATCCTTGAGTTCTCAGCGGGGATTGTCCGTATTTGGGAAGGGGCAACCCCGGGGGACTGGTCGCTGGGGCTGGCGCTGAATGGCCCGACGGCGAGCAACTACAACCCCGTGACAGCCTACGTCGCCGGAAACATCGTGCAGATTGGCCCGACATGCTTCATCCTGCCTACCAGCGGGCCTACGTGGGGCATCCTGAGCATCGCTGCGCCATATGGGGCGACCAACGCCAACACGGTACCTATCACGCTCACGCTCAACTCCGCGGACTCCTTGGTGGTGACGGTGACTGGGAGTGCTCCAAACCAAGGCATCAATATCGCCTTGGCGAACACCACCCGCGCTAACAATGCGGCGACGGCTATTCAGGCGGCGATCCAGGCTCTCGTCTCGCTAAACTCCGGTACGAACAACTACGTGAGCCTTGCTGCGTGGACGGTCACTCCCGACACGATCTATTACGCAACTCCACCCATCGTTCTGCCTACCACCTACTCGGCGAACTGGAACAACGTAAGCGTTCTCGGTGAGTGTGTGGCTTCCAATCAGAATGACGAGTACCCGCTCAACGTTCTGGGAGGCTGGAACTCGGCCTACTGGGAGATGTACACGCCGGTTGCAGAAGCGCCGATTGAGCTGGTGACGCCGTATCTTGAGGCCGACCTGTTCGCTCTGGACTGCTCGACGCAGAGCGCGGATGTTCTGTGGGTCTTCCATCCAAACTACCCGCCTGCCTGCATCTCTCGCCTGAGCGCGAATAGCTGGCAGTACAGCCAATCGCTCGCTGGCCAGCAACCCGGTGAGGCGTCGTATCGCGGGACTCTCGGGATTGCCAAGACCGGATACTCGGCGCTGGGGCAGTCGATTATTGCTGTGACACAAGCAAGCTTCTGCGATGTCAGCATCGCCAAGACGACGATGGTGTTTGCCCAAGGGTCGCGTATCTACATCAACCTGTGTGCCGGGATGGTGCAGCTGAATGAGGGAGAGTTTATCGTCTTCCACCCGTCAACCTCTACATGGTTCGACGCCAATGGCAACTTTAGTTTTGCGCTAGGAGATCCCCAAACTCTCGTTAGCTTTGTCGGCTCAATATCCGGAACGGTGCTGACGGTGACGCAAGTAAACTACGGTACGATTCAGCATTTCCAAGGACTCAACTGGGACGGCACAACCGGCAACCGGATTACGTCATTTGGCACGGGGACTGGTGGTGTAGGAACCTACAACCTCCTCGCAAGTTCGTCCGTCGCAGCAGGTACAACCTTCATCGGCGCGGTACTAATAGACTCAGCGGGATATATCGCCTACGTTGGCGGTGGATTTGCCGTACAGGTATCTCCGATGTTCGCGGCGCCCGGAGACTACCCAGCCTGCGGGACGCTCTATCAGGAACGCCTCTGCGTGGGCGGGAGTGACAATAACCCCACGCAACTCAACGGCAGCGTTCAGGACGACTACCCCGACTTCATCTGTGATCCTAATGAGGACGACTACGCGATTCAGTTTACCCTGGTTTCAAATCAGGTCAACCAACTCATCAACATGATTGGCACACCGAACGCCCTGTTGATTGGAACATCGGGCGGAGTGTGGGTGATGAATGGAAGTAATGGATCATCTCTGAGTCAGACCAATGTGAATGCTTCGGTGCAATCGACTTATGGGGTAAGTGCATTGCAGCCGCAGTTGGTCAATGGCTCAGCTATCTTCGTTTCCCGATCGGCGCGGATCGTGAACTTCCTCGTCTACAGTTTCACAACGAACGCATGGGACAACAATGACCTTACCCGCCTGAATCGCAATATCACCTTGGGGCCATCTGAGGCAACCTCTGGTATTGCTCAGACCGCGTTTCAGATAGAGCCATATCCGATCTTCTGGGCCGTGAGAAACGATGGTCAACTCATCGGTTTAGTCTTCAATGTACAGGATCAGGTATACGCATGGTTCCGCGTCAACATGACTATACAAGGTGGAAGCATCGAATCGGTTGCTGTCATCAGCGGAGAGAACCAAGAGGATCAGGTGGTGGTGGTGGTCAACCGCACCATCAATGGAGTGACACAGAGGTACGTTGAATACTTCATGCCGCAGGAGTTGTTTGGTCAACTCTCCAATGCCTTTTTCGTACACTGTGGTCAGCAGTTACAAGGGGCTCCCGCTGTTGCTATCACGGGAATAACCAACGGAAGTAGTTGTGTGGTATCGACCAAGACACCGCATGGATTCACTACAGGAATGACGGTGCAGATTACCGGCGTAACCGGTATGGTTTCGCCAACTGGTCAGTCCATCAATCAGGATGCGACCCAAGCCTATACCATCACTTACGATTCGGCTACGGAGTTCACGCTGAATGGGATGGACACATCGACCTGGACTCCTTATGTGAGCGGGGGTTCGGTCGAGCAGGTATTCAATGAAGTAACAGGACTGAGTTATCTTCTTGGTCAGACGGTGGTTGCTGTGGGCGATGGTGCGATCATCCTTCAGCCTACAGTGGTCACGTCCGACTCAATCACGTTCCCGTACTATTGCAACCTCATCACCATCGGTATTCCGTATACCACAACGATACAGCCCACCAACCCATCCTTGTCCTCGCAGGGAGCTACGACGCGGGGAATGCCCCAGAAGCTTAATCGCGCATCCCTGTCACTCTATCAGTCGATGGGAGGGCAGGTGGGAACAGACCTTAACTACATGTACGATTTGGTTTATGGAACAGGAACACAACTACAGACTCCAACGATGACTACAGGACTGCTTACGGTAGACTTGGATTGTGACTGGAGCGAGTCATCCACGCTCTATATACAGCAATCCGACCCATTGCCATTTTGTGTAAGGGGGATCATTTTCAGAATGACGGCGAACCCGGACTAACATGAGATACGAAGTAGTTCCACTCAAACCGGAGCATATTGACAAGCTGCTTGCAGGGTCAGCAATCCCTGTTGGTCTGGATCGCCGCGCCTACTTTTCTCCGGGCAGTGCTGGATGCTGTTTGCTGGTCGATGAAGTTCCGGTTTTCGCAGGCGGCATTGTTGACCTGCATTGGAGTCGAGGAGAGGGATGGTTTCTTCCCACCCATTTCTTCTATACGCATGTCAAGACATGCCTAAGAAGCCTGCGAGAATACATCCCTCGCCTCGCCGCAGAGGGTGGATTCAGACGACTGCAAGCCACCTGTATCGCGGGGGTGTCGTCTACGATCCTCAAGCATCTTGGGTTTACCTTTGAAGGGACGATGGCAAAGTTTGGGCCAAGCGGGGAGACATGCGATATGTGGTCAAGGACTTTTGATTTGGAGGCAACATGACTCCGCAGGCAGCGGCTCCATCTACGGGAATTTCGACAGGTCTATTCGGACTTGGTGCGCTTACCTCTGTTCTGAGTGGCGTGGGCGGAATCATGGGTGGACAGGAACAGAAGTCTGCCTACGACTACAACGCTGACGTTACCCTTCAGAACATGCGCGACCAGATGGTTACAAACCAGCAGAAGTATTCCAATCTGGTTGGCAAACAGGCAAGCGGATATGCGGCATCGGGCGTGGACATTACATCGGGATCGCCCCTTCTGGTGATGGCTGCTACGGCTGCAAGGGGAGGAGAACAGGGACAGAAGATTGAGGATGCCGGAACAGAAGAGGCTGCGATGCAGCGATACTACGGCAAGATAGCCGCTTTCAGTGGAACAATGAGCGGCATTGGTAGCTTCCTGCAAGGAATCACAAAGTCGGCAACCTCGTACTATGGTGCCACAGCACCTACCCCCGCTCCGAGCGTCCCTTCCATCAACCCCGATGATGACCCCATGAGGGGAGGATAAAGTGGCACAAATACCAGGAGTTCCGACAATTGAGCCAGTAGAGAAGCCACTCATGCAGCCGCGTGAGGCGGGCAAGGTGGGTGCTGCAATTTCGGGACTGGCGGATACATCGGGAGACATTGCGAATACAGGGCTTGCGTTGCAGGGGCATATCCGCGAGGCCCAGGCCAGTGTCGATGAGCTTGCCGCACAGAATGAGTTGGCAGCAGCAGATGAGGCATATCAGGTACAGCTTGCCAAGACAACCAACTCTCGCGATGTAGAGGGTGTGACGCAGGAGCATAACGATACCCTGAATGAGATTTCTCGCAAGTGGTCAAACTCCCCTGCCTCCAGAGAGATTCAGATGCACACAGAGGCTCTACGGCCTCGCGGGGAACATCTGGGGCAGATAAAGCAAATCGACCTGATGAGCAAGGAATGGGATGCACAGACTGAAATTCAGATGCAGACGCTTATCCCTCAACTGGTCACTGCACAACGCAATGGCGACAAAGGGCAGGTGGACTACATCAATGGGTACATCGACCATCTGTATGATGATGGCAAGCAGAAGGGACTCATCTCTGATGCCGATAAAGACTTGGCAATCAATAAGATGCAGATTCAGGTTCGCCAGCAACTTAACGATGCGGTTATCTCCAGTGCAGACCCGAAGGAACGATTAGCGGCGATTCAGCAACTCAAGAGTGGTGGAAGTGGGCCGCTGAATCTTGCTGGACTTGCTGCGGGAGATGTAGCCGCATTACGCACTCAGGCAGAATCTATGAATGAACGGCTAGACAATCTAGCCGAAGCGCAGAACCTCAACCGCGACTTGAACATCGTGCAGAATGCTTTTGCCGCTCCGGAGTACAAGAACAACTATGAGGCCAGAGTCAACTCATTGCAGGATGGAGACTGGCTGGTGCAGCACGGCATCGTGAGCGAGGATGGATCACCGAATCGTGAGATGGCCCAGAAGTTGATTCAGGAAACCAATGCTCAGAGAGCAGAATGGGAGAAGCAGCAGACTGACCGCGATCAGAAGGCTCTCGATCAGTACGGCCCGAATGTGAGCAAGATGACACGCGCTCAGATTGAGCAGTTGCCCGGAGAGTCTGAGGGCGGTATCTCCCCACGCGCAAGAGCTACACTTCTGAGCCGGTGGGATGAGAATTATCATATTGGATTGTCAGAACGCACTGCTGCGCGTATTGCCAACATTCAGGAACGGCAGGAGAAGATGGAGGAGATTAAGTTCAACAGCGATCAGACGCGAGGACAGGTATCACTGGACATGGCATCTGGCAAGGTTCTTACTCAGTCTGACATTTGGGAGATTCCGGGGATCACGAATGATGACCGGCAGAAACTTTTAGACCAACAGAAGGCGGGAAACAAGTACGTCAACGATGTTCTTACTGGGTTCAAAGACTTGCCTCTTCCCGCTGAGGAACAGAACAGATTGGCTACGGTTTTCTACGATCAAGTACAGGCAGGAGATTTGCGTGGGCCAGCGATCACAACACTAGGAGAGTCCCTAAAGAACCAGGCGAAACAGAGGAATGCAGCGCAATGGATTGACTCTCTATTCTATGGGACACCAACTGCTACGGATGTTTCTCGCAACGCTGACAGAGTGGGGCAACTCGCAGATTATCTCAAGACCAAGAATGCTCCTGCACGTCCTAAAACGGTTCCCGATGACTATGTGTGGAATCCTCAAGGAAACAATGGGAAGGGATCATGGCGGGCACCGAAGCAGTAGAATACGATGCCCAGGGTAAGCCTTTACAGGCTTCGCGGGGTGCGGCTGAGTATGATGCAAGCGGTAATCCCATTACTGCGCCATCAACCGCGTCTCCAATAAATCCTGACGAGTACCCCAAAGTAGCACAGTCCCTTGTCTATTCTCGGATGTTCAACAAGCCTCCGTCTGCTGCATACCAGATGCACGATCAGATTGCAGAACAGATGGACTCATTGGGGGTCAAGTCCGGGCCTTCAAACATCGCATCGGAAATGTGGCAGGACTTCAAGGTGGGTGGACAAAGTTCCATCATTGGGCTGGCTACAAGAGAGAAACTTCCCGATACTTTGCAGAACCCAGGGATGCTTGACCATTTTATGGAAGGTATGACCCAGATGATTTCCGACTTGCCTATTTATGCAATATCAGGCGCGGCGGGTGGGGCAGCAGGTACGGAAGTTCCTGTAGTTGGCAATACAGCGGGCGCGGCTATCGGAGCCTTCGCTATTCCGGCTGGTCTACGAGAATCTCTAGTGTTGGGAATCAAACAGGGGAAAATACAGAACTTCAGCCAACTGTGGCATACGACTTTAGATTTGGCTAAGGAAACTACTAAAGGAGCGATCATAGGACTCGCTACGTTTGGGGCTGGTGAGGCTACACTTCCCTTTGCCAAGCCTGCCGTAGCTATGGCTATGAAGAGGGCACAACAGGCGGCGGCAATGACTGTAGCGGGGTCTGCGGTTGAAGGACGTATGCCTACGGCCCAGGACTTCGCCATTAATGCGGCGATGTTTACTGCGATGCACTACACCGCTGCGGCGTTCGGGACGGCTGATATTGCGGCCCCAAAGGTGCATGAGAAGTTGCTGGAGATATACAAGGATACCGGTGTTCATCCCGCCGACGTTGCTGCTGAGGCACTAAAGCGGTCAGAAGCAGGACGTGGTTCGGAGCCGGTTGACCCGATTGACCGTCTGGACGAGATTGCGCGGGAAGCAAAGGAGGTTGCGGGTGGAGAAGAGGCCAAGCCGAAAGAGGGAGCAAAGCCGGAAGCAAAGCCAACTGAGGAGCCTGCTACCCCTGAACTTCCGCCCGCTGAACTTCGTCCGGCCATCCGACAGGGAGACGAGATTACCGAAGGCAAGGACGGCGAGACTCACGATGAAACTATTGCGCGAACCGGCGTAGAGGAGACTCCCGAAACCGAGCGAGGGTTTGTAGACAAAGACGGCAGTTGGCACAACCGCGAAGAGGCTCTGGCAAAGGTTCGGCAGAATGAGCCGGAAGTGGCGAAGGCGTGGGAACAGGTCACACAAGACCCCGATGCAGAGTTTCATAGTGAGGACTACAACGAAGCGCGTCAACGGTCTACAGGTATCAAGAACGCTTCAGTGGACGCGCAGCGTGAGCAGATGGGGTTGCCGCCGATAGAGTCTCCCATGCGGGTGCTCGATCCTGACAACTGGGATGTGGCGAAAGAGGATGTCAATTCTGGCCGCATTGACCCACTGAAAATTGCAGAAGGTATCAACAATAATCCACGAAACTTGTCTGCCGAAGAGACGAACGCGATGAACTATTATCGCTCCCAACTCTCCACCCAGCACAAAGCCGTCATGGATGCTGTTGAGAAAGCTAGGGAAGAGAACGACCCTAATACTGAGGCAAGAGCAAGAGAGAATCTGCAAGAGATAGAAGACAAGATCAACACGGTTGACGAGGCAACAAAGAGGGCCGGAACAGAATGGGGCCTGACTGGGCAGATGCGCCAGCGCATGATTGCTGAAGACTATTCTCTGGATCGCCTGCTCCAAAGGGCGAGGATTGCCAGCAAGACGGGCGAGGTATCGCCTGAAGTTCGTGACCGTCTTGAGACTCTTTCAAGTCAGTTGGAGTTGGCGAACAAGCAACTTGAAGAGTATCGGTCGAAGCAATCACAGCGCGAAGCACAGCGCACGGTAGAGAAGATCAAGGCGGATACGGCGAGGGTTGAGCGCAAGGGTGAACGTGCAGAGATTCGCGTCAAGTTGAAAATGGAGTTTGACAACCTCATCAAAGACCTGGATAAAACTCTATCCTCCCGTATGTCGGCAAACCCATTCCTTGATCCTGAGATTTTGGGACAGTTGGGAAAGATTGCCAGAAACCGTGTTGAATCGGGCCTGACGCGCATCGAGGATGTAGTAGACGACATTCATGGTGCTCTGACCAATATCGGCTATCAGGTCAGTAAGCGCGATCTTCGGGATGCAATCAGCGGATATGGCAAGACAATAGAGATGAGCAAGGAGGCCGTAGACGTTGCCCTGCGGGAAGTGCGAAGACAAGGCAAGCTCATCTCTGCGCTCGAAGACGCGGAAGCAAAGCAAATACCTTCGCGTAGCGGGTTACAAAGGGATGCGCAGTCTGATCGTGTACGGGAACTCCAGCGTCAAGTGAAACAGGCGATGCGTGAGTCCGGTATTGATGTGCGCAAGTCGCAGACCCCAGAACGCCAGTGGAAAACAGCCCTGGATTCCGTGAAAACTCGTCTGCGCAACCAGATTGACGACCTCACCAAACAGTTGAAGACGGGAGAGAAAGAGGCCAAACGTACCGGAATTGTCTACGACGATGAGGCAAAGGCTCTCAAGGAACAGCGTGACAACCTGAAGGAGTTGCTGCGAATTGCAACACAAGAACCTCAGAAGGTATCGGCATATCAAGAGAGCCGTATTAGGGCGGCAGAGAAACAACTCGCTGAATTGCAACGCAAGGTCAAAGAGAAAGACCTTACTCCACAGCAGAGACGCGAGGGGCCAGAAACCAAAGAGATTACCGCATTGCAGGAAAAGATTGCCAAGATGCGTGAAACCTATCGCCAGATGGTGAAGGAGTCGAAAGCAAAGACCCCTGCGGAGATTGCGGAACAACGTATCAAGGCGGCTGCAAGCGCGATGGAGAAGCAGATTGCTGAATACGAACGCAAGATCAAAGAGGGTGATATAACCCCAGAGCAGCGACGGGCAGGACGACCAGAGCCAAGAGAAATCTCCCTGCTTCGTGACCGTCTTGATGCAGCGCGTGAAACCTATCGCCAGATGAAGGAAGCGGCACAACCTAAAAAATCTCCAGAGCAGATTGCGCTTGATCGCTACAAGGCAAACGTTCAGAAGCGCATTGCTGACATGGAGAATCGTCTGAAGACGGGTGACTTCACAAAGGAACCACCAAAGCAGACAGTACTCGATCCTGAAGCCGATGCACTCAGGATCAAGGCCCAGAAGTTGCGCAATCAGGTAGACGATGAGATTGACAAGCAGAAACGGGCCAACGCTACAACTACTGACAAGGTTCTCCACGCATTCTCTAAATGGAGACGTTTCACGGTACTGACCAGTCCGCACACGTTCGGGAAACTTGGCATGGCTGCGATGTATCGCATGGGAGCTACCCCGGTAGAGGAACTTCTAGGTGGAGTGCTATCAAAGATTCCGGGGGTTAGTTCGGTTGCGGATCGTGCTCCGTTTGAGGGTAAACCAAGCATCTCCGCAGAAGCAAAGGCCATGTCTCAGGCGTTCGAGAAGGCTACCAGAGACGACGTTTGGCAGATGCTAAAGACCGGAGAGACTTCTCTGGACGAACTATTTGGAGGGCAGAAAGGACGTACACCCCGCGAAGCCCTGGACTTCATGGGAAATCTTCACGGTGCTATCAAGGTACTACCTAAACGGGCTGAGTTCTTCCGACGATTGGAGATAGGAACGCAGTGGGCCATCGACCACAACCTTGACATCCACGATCCGAAGGTACAAAGCGCATTGACGGCAGGCGCCTACGAAGAGGCAAATCGGGCCATCTTCATGCAGAAAAACGTAGTGACAACTGCATGGAATATGATGCTCAACTACTTCCATCAGCACGGAGCGGCAGGAAAGGCATTGGAGACGGCGGGGAGATTTATGTTCCCCATCGTCAATGTTCCCACTAACTTTGTGGCAGAGATGGCGCAGTACAGCCCCGGCAGTCTGCCGTGGTACACAGTCCAACTATTCAAGGTTTTGACCGATGAGAACCGTATGGGCAAGAGTGCGATGGACAACCTGAGTATGCACGATATGGACAACATCATGCGCGGGTTGAAGAAGGGAACTGTGGGCCTCGCTCTGCTTACTATCGGGTATGCGCTTCGTAATTCAATTACTGGTTACTACAAGCCGTCCACAAAGAGGATGGCAGGAGAGCCGGGGATGGGTACTGTGACAGTGGGTGGAGTCAACATCCCTTCATGGCTGCTTGAGAATCCGGCTTTGGAGACGCTACAGCTTGGCGCGACGATGGGACATGTGTGGGATCACTACCAAGTGAAGGGAGAGTCTGGAGGGTTGATTGCTGGCGCAGCATTCGGTGCGCGGGGGGCTGCAGCGAGGCTTCCATTCCTAGAGGAACCAGGTAGGGTGATGGAACAAACGCAAACGCCGGAGCAGACTGGGGTGTGGGCAGGGCAACTTGCGGGGAGCATCCTAGAGCCTCTTGGTGCGCAACAGATAGCACAATGGACAGACCCAGAGGGTACGGCAAGGAAGGCGAAGACATTTACAGAATCGGTTGAAATGGGAGTTCCTGGATTACGCGAGACAGTACCTATTCGCGGTAAGAAACGATCCACGATCAGAAAGATGGGACAATGATTTCAGACTTTGATTTGCAGATGATTGGGCTGCACAATGCAGAGACACCTTACTGGTGGGTTTGATGGAAGATTACTCTACCAAGTCGGTCTGTGTGGTGGACAATGGGGTGTATACCTGTCTCGCGGAGAAACTGTCTGAGACGTTCGGTAAGGTCTGGTATCACTCTCCGTGGGTAGCTGACTATCCCTCTTCAACCCACACGGAACTTGGCAAGGGATTCCCCACGTTTGAGCGCGTAGACGACATCTGGGACATCTTGGATGAGGTAGACCTGTTTGTGTTCCCTGAGAGCCACCAGGGGCCGTTGCAGAACTATCTGACGGACATTGGCAAGCGCGTTTGGGGATCGCGCACCGGAGACGAACTGGAATTGTATCGGGAGGAATCTAAAGAGTACATAGATAGTTTAGGCATCCTTCAGCCTCCCTACGAGGTTGTGAAGGGAATGACAGCCCTGCGCAAGTACATCAAGAGCCGCGACAAAGAGAAGATGTGGGTGAAGATCAGCCGGACGCGAGGCGACACGGAAACCTTCTCGGTCGAGGGCTACGAACTCAGCAAGAACCATCTGGACGAACTGGAAGCAGAGTTTGGCCCAATGGCAGAGTATAGGGAGTTTGTCATTGAGGATAACCTGCCTGATACCTACGACTTAGCAATAGACACCTATTGTATTGATGGAAAGTTCCCTTCTAAGTCATTGATGGGTAACGAACAAAAGGATCAAGGATATGTTTGTGTAGTCAAGGACTGGGAAGACTTCCCGAAGACAATGCGGGAGAACTACGAGAAGTTGAGTCCTGCTCTAAAGGGGTACGGCTATCGCAACTTCTTTGCAATGGAGCATCGCACTGGCAAGGACAAGATGTACCTGAGCGATCCCTGTTGCCGCGTGGGGTCGCCGGTCTTTGAGTTGGAATTGAACATGATGGCTAATCTTGCCGACATTCTCTGGCAGGGGGCCGGAGGGGTGCTGGTAGAGCCGGAGTACAGGGGAAAGTATGGATATGAGATTCTGGTGCAAAGTCAGTGGGTTGACCAACATCCTCTTCTGGTACAGTTCCCTGAGAAGTACCGTGACCAGATCAAGTTCCGTTATGCCTCGCAGTTCCCTGATGGCCTATGGATACTGCCGCAGAAGGCGGGGCCAATCTTCGGTGCCATCGTATCCTATGGAGATAGCATTGATGCTTGCGTTGCCGAAATCGAGGAGATTAGCAGCCAGATCAAGGGCCAGAATGTTGAGTCATTTACGGGAAGCGCAGAGACGTTGAAGGCGAACCTGAAAGAGTTGGCAAGCTGGGGTTATACAATCTGATTGGAGGGTATTATGCGTACACGATTTCTGTTCTTTACGTTGGCCGTAGTCGTTCTCTTGATCGCGGGTCTGTGCTCGATTGGAGCGCAACAGGTGAACCCTATAAGCGGAGTTACTTATGACTGGGCGGCGGTTTCTGGAACCGGACAGTTGGGGGGATACCTGTACCAGTATCAGAACGGAATTACCTCCGGTTCTAGTAACTTCACGATTGACTGGGGTGTGACGGGAACCGCTCCATCGGTCTGCACCTTTCGTGTAGAGGGAAGCTCCGATGCGGTAGCCTGGACGGGATTGGATGCAACCGCACCATCGGCGGATTCGGCTCCGTGTACGTCTTCTAATCTCCTGTCTATCGCCTATAAGCCTGCCCGATTTATCCGTATCAATATCGTGACATACACCGCTGGAGATTCAACAACCAAGGTGATATTTCACTATACAAGGGGGTCGATGTGAAACGAGTCCTTGCACTTCTCATGGCTTTAACAACAGTCACAGCTTTCTCTCAGTCTCCGGTGTATGGGATTCCAGGCACCGCTGGTGCCGTAGCTCTAGCCAACGGAACAACCGCGACTACTCAGCCTTACGCCGGGGATGCGACGACCAAGGTTGCTACGGATCAGTTTGTGCAGAACGCCATCAACTATTCGATGGCGACAGTTCCGCTGACCCTCAGCACCGGCACATATTCGTTCGATGCAGCATCGACTTGTGCGCCGACGATTGGTTTTACGGCGAGTGGAAACATCAGCGCGATAGGGACAATCTATTCGGGCGGTACTGGCTGCGTAGTAGGTGACCTGCTGTCCGTTGGCGGCGGAAACCACGACGCGATTGTTCAAGTAGCAACACTGACCGGATCGGCCGTGGCGTCTCTCAACATCGTCTACGGCGGTACTGGGTATACCTCAGCCATCAACATTGCTACTGGAGCGACTTCTTCCATTCCGTTCACGTTCCTCTTGTCCGGTGCCCTGAGCGGCAACGTGACTTTGGTGATGACGAATGGAACATATCTGACGCAGAGCAACCAGTGGATATTTGCCGACAACACAACCGGCAATCCCACCTACGCGGTGAAGGTCTGCGTCGCTGGAGCGACGGACGCTTGCGCTGCGGGAGGCCGTACTGTCACGCTGGTTGAGGGTACGAACAATTCTACCTCTACGATCTTGCAGACAGACGGCGCGGCGAACGTGGATCTGGCGATTGGGTATCTCCCAAGCCTCCAGTTGGGTCTGAGCGGAAGCAAACTCCCCCTTTGCGAGTCCAACGGAGTTATCTATGCTGGAACTAATACGGTAGGGGTATTGGCTTGCCCATAGGAGCAGCATGAAACTGACGGTGACGAGGTAGATATGAAACGGATTGCTCTATGGCTCTCGATGCTCCTGATTCCTTTCGCGGCTCACGCCACAGTGACCAACCAGACACTTAGCGTTTCATTCACATGTACGGGAAGCACGGGGCCTTATCCCTTTACGTTCCCTATCAGCGGGGCTACCGGATTGCAGATTACGCAGAATGGGACTGTTCTAGCTTCTACCGCCTACACTGTGACTCCAGTAAACAATAACTATGCCAATGGTGGGAGCGTTACGCTCAATTCGGTATGTCCCTCCGCACAGACGTTGGTGATTCTACGAGTGACCCCACTCACTCAGACCACTGTATTTACAGACAACATGCCTACCCCGATGGCAAGCATTGGAAACGCAGTAGACAAACTGACAGAGATTGTGCAAGAGAAGTCGGAGTATTTGTTTAACATTCCTTACTGTTCGGGGTTTAGCCCATCGGTGGGGCAGACCGTTGCATA